AGCTTTAGGAGTTCCCAGCAATTCAATGAATCTCCGAGATGTAGATTATCTCGGCACACACCTATCACTAGATATGTGGACTATCCGTGATATGTACTTATGACTAAAACCATAAGTACATATCACATCTAATCAAATGTAGAACCAGCTAAATCTTGATTCGACTTTCCCTTACGTTCCACATTAAGACTGATAACTGACTCATTGTAATCTTTATTACCAAAATAAGAGATATTATGACCATCAATCACTAAGTCAATAAAAGCATACAAAGGCTGATGACCACTTAAATCTCTTGTTATTTGACTCTCTTTGAAATCACTCATATCTGAATAACCCCTGCGTCGTAAATAGATTCTATAGCTGGTATTCTAAGAACTACACCAGATGGTACATCTAAAGGGTTATCTATATGATTCATAACAGCTATTGCCCAATACATCAAAGGAGTGCCATAGAATTTATTAGAAATTAAATCTAACCTATTTTCATACCCCTTCTCAACAGCATAGTATATATCACGATTACTTTCTTTTATCTCAAATTTATTAGGTGATTCTATATATGTATCGCCATTTAGATTAACTAATCTCTTTAAATTTGAGTACCTAGATATTTTATCTTGTCTACTTTTAAAAGACTGTGTAATCTCAGTTTTTATTAATGACGGTTTATTCACTAAAACACCTACCTCACAGGACCTTCATCAAACACATTATCTGCTTGCATTAAAGACCTTGCCCTTATCTCAGTAAAACTAAAACTTATTTGAACATCTGAATAGGTAGGAGAACTATTTCCACCTAAAGACTCACTATCTAATGTATCACCTAGAATAGTGCCAGCCGCACCACCCCACTCAATACTCACTGAATTGACTATTGCAGTAATATTTATCATAGCACCAAATCTTACATAACAATAAGGTGGTGTTACTAAACTACCTGTATATTTAGGGTATACTAATTTCTTACATTCTAATACAACATTTTCCATATCAGGAACTATATCTTTATGTAAAGTTACACTATAAGAAACAGTTCTAGCCTCACTCCCTTCATAGTTGAAATAAGGCGAAGAACGTCCCATAGGCTGTTGTTGACCAAAACTAGCACCATAATCCTCAGAAACGTCTGTAGGTAATGTAGCAAAATTAATCTTAGTACCAGTAACTAGATTAACAATATAGCAAGGAATTATATTAGTAGGATTCCACTGCATAGTTGTTACACCACTTTTACCTACTGACATCGAATAATTGTCAGAACTAAAGTCATTAGCCATCTATTTACCTCAAATCTAAACCTTCAATAAATTATTTACTGATGCATCTGAACTAACACCACTACCACGATAATTAGAACCACTCGCTATTACATTAATTAATGTATCTAACTTGCTCTCTAACCTCATAACTTGCCATTTAATAGCATCTACTACATCATCTGAACCACTATTAGAATCAGACACAACTGTACTTGTAGTATTAGTATTTAAAGGATTCTTATCAGCAGGCACAACCATCTCACCCTCATGAATAAGAGCAACTTGTGTATCTGGTACAAAAGGAGTGCCCTGAGCATATTGAGGAGTTCCTTTTGTATTTTCTTCATAAAACTTCTTAGATTTTTCTAACCTACTAGCGGCTGAATCTGCACCAAAACCTTCATACTCTCTACCAAAAATATCAGATGCACTATCTACAGAGATTTGACCTTTTAATGCGTCTGAAGTACTTGAATAATTGCTTTGTAATTCTTTTAATAAGAACTCAAGTTGTGTTTGGAAATCAGCAACACTAGTGCCTTTAGATTGAGCATAATCCCATAAAGCACTCTTACGACCTTTATCAGTCCACTGTGCTAAACCGAATCCACCTTCATGAGCCAAGAAAGCATCTTTACTAGCTGTAATTTGTTGTAATAAGGATTCATTTGTAGTACCACCATCATCTTGTATAGCACCACTTCTAAAACCACTTTCTTCGTGCAAGTTGCCTAGTATACCAGCTATACCCTCAGCAGAATAACCAGCCTTAGCTAAAAAGTCCCAAATCCTCTTACCATCACCATTACCAGTTGACATACCAGCTGGCTTACCACCACCAGCACTACCACTGCTAGAGGAAGAACCACCTTTTAAGAACTCTTTTAATTTATCAAAGATAGAACCACTATCTCCAAGTAAACTACCTAAAATACCACCAGTACCCATATTTAATAAGTGTTTAAAGATATTGCCAAACAATCCACCCTCACCATACGTGTCTTGACCAGTGATACCAAATACACCTCTAAATACTTTTTCTAATACAGAACGACCTTGACCAACTTCGCCATTTAAACCTAAAGCGTCAATGAAACTACCTCCCATAGGTATTCCACCATCTGACCTAACAGCACCAGCTTGTTGTGAGGTTAAGACTGCTTCACCCTTATGTAGGAAAGCAGGGTAGTTATCATAAGGAACATTCGATAAACCATCTGCATGAGAGCCAAAACTACTAAATACACTATTTATTAACCCAAAAGGATTTAAGTATGACAATGTACTAGCTATTGCAGTGACGTTATCAGTAGTAGACTTATTAGGATTATTTTTCTCCATACCCAATAAACTACCAACCCAAGAATCAGCAATTAAATCATGAACGGCATCAAATGCTGTAGTAAATGCACCTATAATCTTATCAGGAATAGATGTGAAGTAATCAGTTAATGATTTGAAAGCCTCAGCAACTCTATCACCACCTATAGCACTCGCTATAGCACCTATAATAGCACCAGCTAAAGCACCCATCGGCCCACCAACAGCGAAACCAGCGGCACCACCTTTTATTGCACCACCTAAAACCTCAAAAAGATTTTCCATAAAGGTCTTTTCACCTTTAATACCACTACCATTACCAAATATAGAACCTATTAAACCACTCAAGATAGTCTGTAATAGATTATGGTCTTTCCCAAACCATTCATCTGCTTTATTTAAACCACTAAAGAAATCTAGAATAACATCAAAGAAACCACCTATAATAGGTATTGCTTTCCCTAAGAACTTAAATACTCCTCCACCAAAGAGTTTACTAGCAAGCTTCCCTATGCCAGTACCACCTATCTTAGTGAATATATCACCAAAGAATTTTGAGAATACAGGAGCCATCTTAGAACCTATTTTAGAAAATACTTTTATCATCTTATCAGGAGCATTAGCATAAAATACTTTCCCTATCCATGAGAATACAGACTTAAACTTCTTAATTATAAGAGCAATAAAAGAACCATTCCCAATAAATACGTATTTTAAACCTCGTGCTATACCATCACTTAAAGCACCCTTAGAACTAAATAATGCTTTTAAGCCACCACCTTTAAGGAAACTACCGAATCCTTTCATTGGAGATGCTATAGTTTTAAGTAATGATTTAACATCACCCCACTGATTAGCTACTGTATATGCAATAATAGCGTAGTTAGCCATATTAGCGGCTTTAACATCTAACTCACCAAAGAAGTCAGAAACCATTCTGACAGGGAAAGAATCAGATAACCAATTGCCTAATTTTTCTATCGGACCGCTTGCGTACCCAGCCATACTTTCAGAGTTAGACTTAGTTAGATTTGTGTTCTTATTAATATTATCAGAAACCTTCTTCAAGTCTTCTGATAAATTATCAGCATTAGCGAACATCTGTGCTACAGCATCTGAACTAAATCCTACTGACTCCCTTAACTGATTCAAAGCGAATGGGTCATCTTTATTAGCAACGAATACATCTTGCATCGACTTCATAACTTCATCTGCATGACCACTATCAATATCACCTCTGAAATCTTCAGCACTCATACCAGTCCTAGACATGAAATTAACAAAATCATCATCTTTTAACAACTCAGGAACTGACATCTTAGACCATTCAATAATCTTTCCACCAGCTTCTTCAACACCCTTATTATATTGTTGCTGTTGAATACTTTCCATTATTGCTAATGATTTAGTCATACCCTTAAACTTAACAGAATCTTTTTTAGATAACCCATATAAATCTTCAATATGTTCATTCATAGAAGATAACATAGCATTACTATCTACTGTCAAGTCTTTATCTGCACCTAACCCAGTGGCGATATTAGACATCTCGCGTAGTACATCACCCTTACCACCACTATTGATATCCATTTTGATAATACTCGATAAATCACTAATATTAGCATCAATAGCAGTATGTAAACTAGCTACTTCTTTTATATAAGGGTCTAACTGTTTAGCAGTTTTCATGCCCATCTCATCCATGACACCATTAACAAGTTCTGATGCCTCGTTCCTACCCATAGCATAAGATGAATCTACTACACCACCTATCATTCTTTGATAATCACTTTTAGTGATATTACCATTTAATTTAGCACTTCTTTCACGAAAATTATCAATGAATGAGTCAGTAATATCTGTTAAGCTACTCTTTACAGAGTCAGCCATATCTGTTAATTCTAAAGCAACAGCGGCGTCCCTAACACCTTTCGAGAACCTTTTTATCCTATCTGTAAATGAATTGGTCATACCAATCATTTCTTCATCAAACTCATCGGATATTTCACCAAAACGCTTAGACACAGTATCCTTCATAGTCTGTAGACTTTCATCTGCTACTTGAATCATGCCTTTATAATACTTACGATTTGAATTATCCATATATTTTGCATATAAGGTAAATTCACGTTTCATATCAGATAAACTATCTTCTAATATAGCTTGCTGATTGTCCATACTATCCCTAAGCATTCCTTGAGCTGATTTGTTAGTAGTATTATAAAAAGACTCTAACATTGTCATTTGAGAGTCTAGCATCCTAGCAAAACGCTTCTCACGTAATGCTATCTTCTTCTCAGCTTTCTTCGCTTCTCTTGCTTCTATCTGTTGTATACGTTTATTTAGTTGTTTCTTATCTTGTAAATCAGCCATATATACAACCTTTAATAACTATAAAAAAGAGATGAGGTTATCATCTCCTCCTCCCTCTAGTAGACCTTTTCTCTTTAGCGGATTTGATAGCCTCATCTTGTGCTTTCTTCTCTTCTTTTTTCTGGTCGACCAAAATTTGATACATCGTCCGTCTCTCTAGTGAACTCATATTTTCAACAGATTCATAGGATATTTTCCCAAAGTATGCTAATTGAAACTCTTCTTTCATTAAAGAACGAAACGCAGTAAAACGTATATCTCTAGCCTTATTATTATATTCGTCTGAATTGAACTCACTTAATTGTGGGACGAAAGAATTCACTTGTAATAGGCATAGCGAAATCATAAATTTCACCACAAGAAGTACATTCATGGTCAACAATAGTATCTACACCTACAATGATACTATTAATTACTGTCTGCATTTTAGCACTATCCATAGACACCATGTTTTCTACATAACTACGAGCATCTACAAAGTCTACAGCCTTACCATTAATAGCAGTAATGTATTTTGCCATCCTACAGATATACATAACTTCTTTGTAATTTTGATTGAATTGTTTAGCGAACCTACGTGCATACTTTTCAACAAACTCTGTATCAGAATTACGCAACAAACGTAATGACAAAGTATCACCACTTACAGGTAACTCAACATTAATAGGTTCAGTGAAGTTATCATCTAAGTACATAATATCAAAATCTGATAAACTAATTTCATGTTCATCTATATTACCACAATGAGGACACGTAGAACGTACTTTATATTTATCGCCAAATGTTACCATACGTAATTGAAGAATTAAGAACATTTCATCTGCACTAATTAGACGATTGATATCAATATTCTCAGGAGAAACAATGCAATTCCTTAGAATCTTTTTGAAAACATCTGCACCTTGACTAGCATACATAATCTTTTCATCACGTGTTGTCATACCACGTAACGTAATATTAGCAGGAATGCCATCTTCTTTATAAAGAATACCCTTAGACGGTAATAGCACAGTAGACTCGTAATCTACTTTTGTTTTCTTAGAACCAGCTTCTTTACTTTCCCTCTCTAAGTCTTTAGCAATCAAATCTTCTTTTTTTGTATCTTCCACATTTACCTCTTCTGCAGTATTATTACTTACTTCTTTAATATCTTTATCTACCACTGTAGACGTAACCTCAGATGTACCATCACCAAATACAGCTGCACCTAAATCAAATCTATTATCTTCCACTTCTAAACCTCTTTTGTATTATACATATACACTATCAAAAAGTATTGAAACTATCTAAAAGTATATATAGTGTAACCATATTCGACAATTAACAATAAAAATAGAGATAGTATCACTACTATCTCTACTATACTAAATATAACTATTAATCTATTTTAAGAAATCATTCTTTGATAATCGCTTGCGATAAATATCCTCTATATTCTTAATAGCCATATCAGATACATGATTATGAAAGTCAACATGTTTTCTGCAGAATTGCTCATAATACGTTATGTCAGTCATGATATGGTCAAAACTTTCTTTTGATTTAGCTACGTTGTGTAACAAATCATCATTAAATTCTAACACCCTTGACCTAGCATTAATTGCCCTAGTCTCAGAAATTTCATATGATAAACGACTTAAATCCTTACTATTTGACTCCCCAAACTTTTCGAGTTTTTCAACCCTATCAATTACTTCCTTATTTAATTCCCTTCCAATAATAGATAATATAACTGAAAGAGGATTAAACTCAATAGGAGATATTTGTATGATAGTCAGCAAAAGTAATGTTGCCAATGAAACATCACCTATACTTATGTTCATACCCAAAACAGATAACATCTCAATTAAATTCATAGAACACCACCTCTACTATACCAATATGATTACCTGTAACTAGCTTTAGTATCCCTATCATAAAGTACTGTGCAATCTACACATAACCATCTAATGTATTCCGTAGAATATGATGTAAAATGTATCTACTCAACTCTCATCCCTATTATGTATATAAGATGAAATTTACCTATAATTCACAAATCAAAAATTAGACTCCAATTTTTGTATATATAAAATAGTAAACTACAAAACACCACAATCTATAATCAATAAAGTTAAACAAAGATTAAAAACATAAAAAGAGTGTTACATCAATAAGAGCCGAAGTAATTGATGTAACACTCTGACAGGAGAGCAGTGTGAACTAACACACTAAATCATGTAAAACTATATTCCAATAAGAAAAATAATAAGTATTCTGTAGTACAATGCGAAAGGAAAACTTAAAAACAATGTACTACAAAGCAAGACGGAGACAGATACTCAGACTTAACGCACTAAAAACATCTCAGCATCCATATATAGGTAGGTAAACCACTCCTACCTACTGTCTAAAATATACCACAAATATCTCAATCTGTAAACCCCAAAAGCTTCCCCTCAATCATATATAAAAATAGAGCGATATTTTATAAAATGTCGCTCTATTAAAAACCCATGTCTGAGTCATCATCTAACACAATTAGTATACTATAGATACTTATCTAAGTCAATACCTTGTATAACATAAAAATAGGACATAACAAAGTTATGTCCTATCATCTATACCTATAGACTAATCAGTACCGTAAATATGCGTATTTTGTCCATCACGTACAAGATAAGCAGTATCTACAGACAAGTTCATGCTGATTTGTTTTTTATCACCACTAGAATAATCTAATTCACCTAAATCTAGACTAGTCGGCCAACAACCATCACATTGCCATTTCCTCAATACTTCTCCATTCGGACCGTATTGAACAATCATGCATGTACGTTTATAGTTATTCGCCCAACCAACTTTACCAGTTTTAGGATTATAAACCTTCATCCTCCATTGCCATAGAATATTCTCTACGTCAGGTTCGATAAAGTCTTTTACAGCAACTGTAATATCGTCGGTAGTTGCTTTGCCAGCTACCTTGATTTGTGAGTTACCATAATCCAACTCAATAGGGTCATTAGATACAGTAGGTAGACCTGTGCTATCACAAGCCAATTCAATAATATCACCACTTGAAGAAGAAGTGTTATTAGAGAATTCACTTAAATCTACAATGAACCTAAAGTTGTTGGTACGTTGAACCTCATACGTTGAGTCCATAGACATGAAAGAGGCGTTTAATTGACTCATATCATATCCCCCTTATTAATTGAAACTAGCACTATAATTCATTATGTTGAAAGTCAAACTAATGAACTCAGCGGCTTTAATAGGTTTAACGTAAATACTAATAGGCATACGATTATTTTCATAGTCTTGTGCAGTTGCTTCCAACTCAATCTTATAATCGTACAAACCACCATTATTTTTAGCATTAATCAAAACTGGTTCTACAAGAGTTTTCCATCTTTCCCATGTAGCATCATAGTTTTGCTCGAATACAAAGTACCTAGACTTCGCTGCGATACTACGTTCCAAGAAACTCATCAACCTACGTACATTAACCCTATCTAATGCAGTTGGTTGACGCTGTAAAGTTTTGTTACCCCAGATAACAATACCTTGACCAATGAAATTAGTGATACAGTTTACTACATTCCTATGACCATATAAAGCATCACGCTCACCTTGTGTAGGAGAATACTCAGTTGAAATCGCTTTGGTAATCCTACCACGATTTAAACCAGCAGGTGCTAACCAAGGGAAACCTACTTTATCATTATATGCATATTGACCAGCTACAAAACCACTAGGTGGTAGCCAAATGTTTTTATTAGTGAAGTTATCACTAATTTGTAACCACGGCCAATATAAAGCACCATAAGAAGTATCTAAACCATTTTGATTAGTATAAGAACCTTTACCATTAGACCAATTAATCATTTCTTGTACACTCATACCAAAAGGTGGGTCTACAAGGAAAATGGAATCCGCACGGTTCTCTACAATACTCAAACCAGCTTTAATAACACTAGCATCACCCCAACCACTAGCTGTCAATACATCAATAGTAACAGTCTCAGGGTTAGAGAAACTTTGTAACCCACCACCAGAAACGTCACCAATGATATCACTAGCAGTAATTCCAAGAATACCATCATCGCCACCACTGAAGATTAATGTATCTTCATGATATGTAACAGATGAGTCAGTATCAACTTTAGCATTCACACGAATAGAACCATTATTAATAATAGTCTCAACAAATCGTGGAGATTTAGGGTCTAGAGATAGTGTACTGAATTGCTCAACCACATTACCATTCTCATCTACGATGCGAACATTAAATGTTTGAGTGAACTCTTCAATAGCACTAAAAATAGCTGAACAACCATTTAATTTAGAATCAAAATATTTTGATTCTAAGAGTACTTTATTTGTACCCTTTTTGCCAGCGTGTGCATTAGAACCAGTGTTACCACCTTTTACAGCGTCGCCTAACACAAAGTCTTTTGCCTCGATACTACCAGTAGTCTGTAATTCAACACGAATCAATTTTGACTTAGCATTAATTACAGCTTCTACAAAGTTTTCCTCTGAGGAAGTCAAAGTCAAGTCTTCAAACTTTTCTTTCTCTACATCCTGTGAATCTTTAACAGTAACTGTAAATTTACCACCAGTCAATGCAGATTGAGTGATTTTAAGACCATTACTAGCCTCACCAATTACAGCGGAACGATAAAGAACTTTATCAGTACCAATCTTACCAGAAGTAGCTTTTGTGCCACCACGTACAACACGAGTATAAATTACTTGACTAGCATGAGTTAATGCCATTAAAGCACTATATAACCCATATTCACCTTCAACAGGTTCGCCAAAAGTTTTAATTAACTCTTGTTGTGAAGAAATCAAAGTAGGTACACCAACAGGACCGAACCTAGCACCACCTACCATACCGATAATACAAGTAGAGGAGTCTGTAGTATATTGACTTTTGTCAACCTCGTTCATGTATACACCTGGACTTAACATTGTTAGTGTAGCCATTCAAATCCTCCCCAAAAATTTGGATAATTTATAATATATTATAAGTTATTCACTTTACCCATCTTTTGTACATAGAATATTTCTTTAGTATATACAGATATTTATTGTTAATGTTTTCAAGTACTATATATAAAAAGCTATACACTTATATTGTGTATAGCTTTACCTACCATTATTTAATATTATCAACATTATAATGGAAATCATGACACAAATTTCCATCTTGAATTCCACTGACTAATGAATTATATAGCCTAAGTAGTTTATCAAACTCACTCTTATAAACGACATCAAAAGAACTAACCACAGTATCATTAACCGTTTCATCTACTGTCAAAACTTTAGATAATATATCAGCATCATGTAACTCCACTACGTCTTGCTGATAGTATTCAACATACTTTTCCATAATTTAATCCACTTTAAATTAAATTTTTAAGTGGTTATTTGGTGATTCCTCATTCGCTAATTTTAATTCATCCCTAGTCCTAACACCAGGACTAATACCATCTGTATTGAAATCTTGACTAGAAGAATTATTAGAGCCATTATTAGGTTTAATCTTATCTAAATCGTTTTCGTCTAAAGGTAAATCATGGATATCAATAACAACCTTATCAATCTCAAATGCTTTATCTACCCTATAAATATATGCGTGGTCAATATTAATTGTAATTGATTTACGATAAAAACGATTTGTCTCAGCAAAACCACTTACATCCGTATTATCGCTTACACCATCTTCTAATGCTAATTGAAATTCTTGTACATGGTCACCAATATCCATGAATTGAACTCTTAGATATGGTCTTTCAGAAAACTCCATTAACAATTCAGATATAAGACCATCACATACATCACGTTTAGTAGCATATACATCTATTTGATACTGTAGCATTACAGGTAATGAGTGTACCATAACTCTTTTACCCCTAAATTCTACACCTTCTTCATCCATAGCCTTCTGATTCGTCCAACCACGTCGTACTTGACTATCATTATAAAACTCATAATTGACAGAGAAATCAGGAAGTCTACTAATACCTATAAAAGGCATTACTACTTTTCCTTGATGTTCCCTAGCATTTGTTATGAACTGTTCATCTACATCTGCGAAGAACACTTCATCATATAAGCTATGTATCCTATCATACATAGCTAAATCGTATTGATATAAAGGACTATGCATATATTATCTATTTTCCCATCTAATATCAAAATCGTCATATTTATTAACAAACTTCATGAAGTTCTCATGCAACATACCACTAAATGTAGTAAAACTTTCTTTCTGATAAGATTCATCTACCTCAAATCTGAAACCCTTTTTACCTATAGTGGAATAGTAGTCACCAACAATACCAACACGGAATTTACCTAACTTGTCTTTTTCACCTTTATTGCTACCATAAGTATATAAAAGATATGCATTTCCTTCTAAGTCTATAAACAAAATAGAATCTTGCTCATACTTTTCACCTAAGCGTTTAAACACTTTGAGCATATCTTTTTCATCTTTACCATAGACAACAAAAGAGTTCTCTTTCTTAGTATCCCCTGTCTCTTCCTCTTTATAACTACCAACGACTTTATTATAACCAAATCCAGCCAAACGGATATACTTTTCTAACTCTTTTCTACGTTTACTGTTTTCAGATTTATCCAATACTTGTCTATCAGACGTAATAAATACAATAAAGTCTTTACCGATATGTTGAAATAATCTACCTAAACTAGCTTCATTGATAGTTGATATATTTTTTAATTCTTCTAAAATTAAACCATGCTTATCCATTTAAAGTACCTCCATTAATTAACACAATCCTACATCCTTAGTATACCATGTAAACATATAAATGTAAAGTTTTGTTAAGTAGTTACCTTCTACCCCTAGAAGATTTTAAAACCTTCTTATTCCTAAGATATAGATAAGGTACTCTATTGTTTTTAATCCTATCTAACTCTTTTAAATACATCTTATAATACCTAGATATATGTTTAGAGATATAACTAGCTATTGGTCTAAATAAAGGACGAGGTGGCATAGTTTTTTTACCATTTATAGTATTCCTATTTGTACCGTATTCAACATATCTAGCAATCATATTCACTTGTACACCACTATTTGGATATACTTGTTTTTGTTGGAAACCTACAGCTATAAAGTTATTAAACTTCTTAAATATAGTTATATTATTTTTAAGAAACCCAGTAGCTTCCCATGTATTTAAGGAAAAACCCATCCTCTTCTTATATGTTAAATAAGACACGGAAAGCGGCGCCCATTTAGTGCCTTTATACCTCTGAGTATCTATTGCACGTTCAAATTCCTTAGCAAGAGTTACAGCCATAAAGATTAGGAAGTCCATATAATACTGACTTCCTAATTCTTTCTGTATTCTCTTAGAACCTAACTTAAACATATGCTGAGAAACAGTTATATAGATACCATCTATATGCTCCATCTCAACAACACTTCTCAGTATCTTCATTTGATACCTCAATTAAAAATTCTGCTTACGTACCACCATAGAGCCACCACGTACAGCTTTTACTTTATTATCAAAGTCTTTTCTGAAATCATCTTGACTCAAGTAATTTTTAGGAGCATTAGGGTCTACTTCATTCCTACCAGTTACAACCATCACTTTACGATATACTTTATCAGGCACAACAAACTTAGTGCCTTTCTTTTCTAATGCAATAACCCTATTTTGCTCTAATGCTTTCTTTTCTTCTGCAGATAACTCTTTTGCATTAGCACCAGAACTAAATACAATCCATGCATAATCACAGAATTTAGCACCTTGACCTTCTAAGAAACTAAATACAGATGATTTTACATTGTTATGTGTAGAATGGAATATTGTATCAGGTACAACCCTATCACGACTCATATTCCTAATAAAAGCTTCTTCCCTATTAGCAACCACCCATACTAAAGAAACTTTATAACCAATCGTCTTACACATTTTAGCAATATTTGTAATCTTAGATTCTTCATCACCAGTAATATCAAAAATAATATTAGGTAATTTATCTGACATTACAGATTTAAAGAAAGTCTCTTCCCTTTTATCTTTAAGTTTTAAATCTTTTACTTTTTGATGTAACAAAGATACGTCTTCAGGGTTTTTAAAGTTATAATCACCATTACGTTCATCATCAAAGATACCACTCTTAGCACCTTTAACATACAACTGTTTCAATTCATCAACGTCAAAAGTCTTGCCTTGTAACATAATTACATTTTTTAAAGCAAAACCCTTCCCGCTCCCTGCTCCGCCAGCCATAATAACAGCATGACCAAAGTTAGGATTCACTTTACCATCAAACGTAACTACCTTAGCTTCATTGATTGTATCATTATTTAATTGACTTCGTAAAGATTCTACGATTAAGTCACTACTATATTTCATAATTAAAAATTAACCTCAATTTACATTAAATCTACCACCACGAACCTTATCGCTACTCTTTGTATTTTTATCTTTCTTAGGTACTTTATAATCTTCTATGATATCATAATTATCAATATACTTTTTACCTTCTACAGAACCAAATGTCGTAGACATATTATCCTCAGCCTCAGTATACCCTACATTATTGCTTTCTGTATTAGCAAAATTAATACTATCTGCAGAACCTTCTGTGTCGTCATTATCAACTATTTGATTAACATAAGAATCGTGTTCATATGTCCTAAAGTCAGAGGACTTTTCATAATCAGAACTATATCCATCTTCTAACTGTTTAGTCATATACTCTGTATGCCTAGGTCTAACCTCACTACGTTTTAAGAAATGCTCACCATTCAATTCAATCATAGTGAAATCATTCATACGCTCAGGTGCTAATTTACATACCCAATACACACCATACACACTATCCATCTTCTTATCAGTAACCCTAAAGTCTGCAGTATTAATACCACCAAAGTAATATAACCTAATAATAGAATTTTCTTTGACATCTAACAGTTCTTTAGTCATCCAATCTTTATACATTGGTAAATAGACTAATTCAGGACGTTCATCATCCTCTGTATACCACCCAAGATTTTTTAACACCTTAACCTTAGGAGCATCATCAAAGATAACAGGTAAACGAATTGCATCGTCCCACATGAGATTTAAGTCTTGATTGAAATCTTGCTTTTCATACTTACAATTATAAAAATCTACCGTAATCCCAGTATGTAAAGCTGACTCCCAAAACATTCTCCTTTGTAATTCTATGTCTTCATTGACAATAACAGGGTTATTTACACTATGCTGTCTCTCTAACTGATATCGCCAATCTTTACCATATTCGTCAGCCATACACCTACTACCTATATGATACTAACATAAATTCCTTAACAGTACTGAAACCTTTAGCATTCCCTGTGCTTTTAGCAAGTTTAGCATCTAAATCTTTATTTTTTAATACCTCATCAAATAATGTAGTAATAACTTTCTCAGCTACAGATTTGAAATCAGTTGAAACAAATTGTAAATCTTTAACTGCAGTTATATCACATTTAACTTTGAAAGGTTTAAATGTATTTAACGTAGTTACAGGTGCATCTAATTCTTGTACTATAATTTGTTTAGCAGTAATAGTTGTCGTACCATTTGTTTTATCTTCTGATGTAAACGTACCATCACATCTTACAATAAGATTAAGTCTAGCATCTAAATCATGATTTTCAACATAATACTCTACATCTAAAGTATAAGTACCATCCTTAATCTTATGAACCCTAAACCCTGTCTCTACATTGTAGAATTTACCACCTAAAACCCTTTTTAAAGGAGTAAATGTTTTGCTATTACCAATCTTACGTAAATCACCCATGACTGTCTCGCTAACAACGTTCTTTACACCCTCTAAAATAGAGTCATATTTTGTTTTCTTAGTCAAAATTACCATTTATACCACCATATACTATGAATATAATATCTATTAAAATCATATTCTATATATAATTCTTTATGACATAAGAAAAAGAGATACTAAACGTAGTATCTCTTTAAGCTATATTACATATTATTAAGATATAAGTTATATACACCTAACCCTAAGTCAGAATCAGATTTAAAACCATACACACTTTTAACAATATCATTATTATGTTTAAGAAGAGCAACTAAATCTACAGGAGTATCATTTTGTAGACTATTTACAGTAACACCATTCTGAATATAGTTATTTATTAACTTAGAAATATTTTTAAAACTGTACCTAAGTGACTCTTTACTATCTTCATCTAGCTTGGGAATATAGAAACAACTATGAAAATCTTTGTTGTAATTAATATTCCCAAATGAAGTACTGCAGAACTTCCTCATAAAAGTTAAATACACGTCTGACAATAAAATTGCAAAGTATGCATAATCACAGTCTAATATAAAACTCATATGACTGCCTAGAAACTCTGAATTCCCTTCATATAACCTAAATGATAAAAAGGAATCAGTATCACAAATGAATCTAGGTATACAAAAACAAGACTCTTTGAAACCTCTAGCCTTATAAATAGTGCTACGCCCACTATCCATATACTCTTTAACAATCTTATATATATACTACCTATATGTGAAACAGAATCTACTGTATTAGTAACTAAGAAATTACTAATATCAAACACATAGTAATCACTACATTTAGAGCATATGAAGTCTTGTCGAATTGCTAATATAAAATACTTTTCTAACCATGAATTATCTTTTAAAATAGCACCTCGCTCTTTACTAGAAAATACATGAGTTGTATCGTATACATCTGAACTACCTAATATACTAACAGGATTCAAACTAATATCACACTTTGGTCTTACTAAAGTATCTTTATCTGTATCTAATCCATAAATATTTAGGTTACTATACGTATGAGTTTTACCATATCTATCAATATAGTATTTAAGTTTAACACTCTTTTTAGAAGAAAATCCTAGTACACAACAATATGTCTCTAAAGACTTAAACTCAAATGTATCATACATGAAATCATAATAGATATGACACCGTGACTTAATATAGTTGAAAGTATTATATAAGATAGTGCCATGAACTACACAATCACTAGACAATATAGATGCTCTGATATCACTATTTTGAATAAACTCTGCAGATTTTATATACCAAAAACAACAAAGGTCTAACCCATCTCTACCTTCAAAATTATAGAAGTTATCTCCTATTGTACGTTTAAGTGCTTTCTTCATATTAGAAGAGCCTAAGAATGGTGGGTTAGCTACGATGTATGATAACTTGTCCTTAGGTACAACACTACCCCAATCTGTTTTCAAGGAATCAGCACATGTAATCGTATCACATGAAACTAACTCACCACTAAACCTATAATACTCTAAAGATAATGATAAACTAGCTATATAAGCTGACCTATTATCTAACTCTATACCATAGAAATTGTTAGGTTTAATAAAATCGGAATATTCACCATCTTTTTGCATGCTTAACAATAAATGATATATGTATACTAAGATATTACCACAACCACAAGCAGGGTCAAAGAAAACTAAATGACTGATATCACTATATACTTTAGTATCTGATTCTTTAACTCTACCCAATAAATCATTATAGAATAAGTAATCTATAATTCTATGTATATCTTCTTTTTGTGTATAATGAACACCATTACTATGACGATGACTGGCATCTAGTAATGATTGATATACATTCCCTATTAACAAACAATCATACTCTAAAGAGATAGTATCCAAATAAGACACTATCTCTTGTATATAATGTAGTGTTAATGCTACTATAATCTTTATCACTAAAATAATGATATAAAATTTCAGCTACACTAACCTCATTACCTTTAATTTTGTATTTTGAAGTTAACCACTTTACAAGATTTAAAACAGTATTCACTCTTGACCTCTATTAAAATAAAACTCTTTCCCCAATGCTACCATATCACGCTTAGGAAATTTCCCTACAACCTTATATAATGTAGTACCATCCTCATCTGAGAAAAACTTACCAAATTCAAAATAGTTTACAGTAGTATCTACTTTATCAGTAATGTATTCTCTCTCTTCAACAGGACATACTAAATCTATACACACATCTTTGAAAAACTCAGCAAAACTATCATGAGAAAGAAAACCAACAGAAACACCATTCTGATAAATACCATATACCATATTAATTGCATCCATAACTATTACCCCCCTAGTATACCCATTGACTCTCATACAAACCATTATCTCTATTGTAATGTTTTAACACTACTTCTTTGTAGCCTAGCTTTTTAGCCATATTTAATACAGCTACTGTAGCTACTGTTAAGCCTGTTACATACAATACAAGAGTATCAGATGTCTTAACTAAACTATTAAATGCAAGCATCTCTAATTTACCAAAATTGAACATATCTTCAATTTCATCAAAGACATAAGCACTAACAGGCATAGCATGTCTGCCTCTAACTAAACCATAAACATCTGCATCTACCTTAACAGGTTCGCAATCCCAATATCCATTGTCATAGACAATAACAAAGTCTTCTACTTCTGCCATATTTAAAGCTATGAAATTATGATAGTTATATACGCTCTTTTTCATTTTAAAATCTCCTCTTATTATAACACATTATTTTAAATCCACTAAATAATGTTGAATTCCATCACCATCCATAGCATGAATGGAGTCTTTATGTACTAACTTCCATCTGAAAGTTTTGTACTTAGTTGTTTCAATATAATCTAATAACTTACAAACTTCATCCTCAGTATAGTTACCGTTAGTGACTAATTCATTTAATGAAATTTCATATTTGGAATTATCTTCTTTTGAAACACAATAAATCTTAAAGTTTTTCATTTTCTTTCTCCTTTAAATATCACCCTTACCACACTTATAGTATACCACATACATAATAATATGTAAAGTTTTGTTAAGTTATTCTTTTCAAAAAATAAGAGGTATGATGTCAACGCACCATACCTCTATACTATCTAAAGTATTTACTCTTATTCAGTTGTATAACAATATTAATATTGTAAATCCATGTAACGTCTGCCATGCTGAATAGCATCTTCATAACTATTCATTACGATATCAACATGGTCAGGGTCGCCACTACCAATTCTATCACCAACGATGTATGGAACACCATCCAACCACACTTGTGTGCCTAAAGGTAGAAAATCAAGAGCAACATAACCCTCTTGAATCCACAAACCATTAGCCATGTATCCAGCTTGCTCATGAGGAGTATATGCAGTAGTCATTACCATACGTGCATCTGCACTGCCTACAAATCCAAAAAGAACACCACAAAATGTTAGAATTGATAATACAGCCTTAATCTTATTAGACATAGATTAAAACGGCCTCCTTTCGTTTCGTTATGCTTTTGTTACCCATCATCATTATAATCGGCTAAAACATGCTCCATATAACTAAGATAATAAACATACGCTTCACTACTTCTACTTGTGCAGTCGTTATTCTCACTTCTTTATAAGAATAATACTCTTACATTATACACCAATCTAGAAAGAATGTACAAGTCTTATATATAACTTACTACACCTTAAAACCCTAAAATAACACTCATCTCTTCTACCATCGATGTATAATCTAAATACGCTTTATATAATTCAGAATCTCTCGGTATACTGCTAGAACCCATGTAAAGAGATAATATATCCCTAATAATATTTCTCTCTTCTGTTACATATCTAATATGACATTTTGATACACTTGTAGTACAACCATTAAGACCTTTATGAACTTGAATCTTAACAAATCTATGTTCTCCTAAAGAAATATCTAATGTACCACTATTAAATGAGAATTTACTACTATGTCTAATAGGTGAAAGATTCGTACCAACCTTAATCATCCCATTGCCACCTACATATGTAAATCCCCTAATATATTGAAAATTACCATTACCACTTACATAATCTAGAATATTACCGCATCTATCAATCTCATCTAGCATGATAGACGTTGCAATCCTAGCTAAAAGTTCATTACTCTTTTTATGTAATTCATTAAACCTATTAGCATTAATCTCCCTATAGCTATGCATCTTCATTACCCCTCTTAATAATTTCAGACAATGTAGACCAATGACCACCTACGAATGACTTTACATCTTTTGTATCTAACTTATTATTAGACATTTCATGGTCTGTATAATGAAATCTCCACTCTTCCATGCCATCACAAATTTCATGACGATAAAAATATCCTTTAGTAGTGAATATCATTAAATCAATCGCTACCTCAGGAGAGCCATATCCACTATTAAAGTAATCATGTCTTGCTACTTTACAGAAATCTTCCCAAGACATGTACCCACAACTAGTCATGATAAATAATACATCTTTTGTACGCATATGATACTCATGTAAACTACGAATGAAATCCATAATCAAATGCGTATTGCCACGTCTTTTAATTTTACTAAGAACCCTACTCATAACGTAATCTCCTTTTAAATATTATAAGTAAAATATATCTACATGCCAATCATACCATAGGTGTAAAGTTTTGTAAATATAATAAAAAAGAGTGTATGAAAACATATCATACACTCAAGCATTATCTAAAAATTATATGTACACCACACATTGCTAAAATCATTAACAATAATACAGTTGCAACAGATAATAAATAATACCACATATTCTTATCTACAAAGTAATCCTGTATAACAGATAAAATTAGTACTGATATTGTTAATACTAACACAAAAGAAACTAATACCATATATCACCTAAATACAAAGAAATCTATTCGCATACATAATAGCACGTTTTACATTTTCAAACTTAGTAATGTGATTAACACATTCTTGTACATGTACTTGATTATCAGAAAAGAAAATAAAACGAATTGCCCATTCATTAACTGTATACTCAATCGTAATTGTACTATCCTCTTGTACAGAAACATCTACATCTGTACAAGAAATAGGTCTTGATAACTTTGTACCCTTAACAAAATCTACTACATTCTTAACTTGATTAGTTAAATCCATTGTATTATAGTCTTTTTTAAAAAACTTAACTAATTCAATAATATCTTCCTCAGAATGTACTACCATAATAAAATCCCCTTTTTAAATTAAATAGCACTAGCATCTAATAACTTTTTAAATTCTTCGATAGCTTCCTCTACAGACATAGCATCTAAATAAAGTAAATCTACTACATTATTTTCTTCGCTTAATGTATCATAATGATACATACTAATCATATCCCTAGGAAGAAATTCAATGTCCAACTGAGTCCCATTAACAGCTTGAATAGAAACAAGAATACTACCTATAGCTGAAGATAGAATTGTTACACCACATCTCCTATGCCAAGGATTCGTTTTATCTAAATCATATACAGACTTAATAAACTCTTTTGCATTAGATATGACATCTGATGCTACTGCATTCCCATCTTCTAATTCTATAAAACTATCAATCGTATCAACCCAAGTATCTAATTTAGACGTTTCTTTGTACAATCACTAAATCCTCCCTCTTTATCTTTATACAAATCAAATATAGAATCGATTACACTATTACCATTAATATATGAAAAACACCCCATGCATTTTGTAATAAAAGCCTTTAAAGGAATTGTAATATATACATCCACTCCATGATAATGATAGTCAGACTTTACCAACATATCAAATGAACCACAAGGAACAGTATATACATAATCTTCCTCTAAATCTGAATACATAACCATATATGCCATGTCTCTAAGTGAGATATTGGTATAAATATACGAGTTCTCGAACTGTTCTTCAAAACCTTCAACATCTAATTTCATGTAATCTAAATAAGGTTCAGATGGATATTCTCCATACTCACCTTCCCTACCTATACATAGTTTAGCTTCTATATTACAATCTCTTAGACTTATATTTCTTTGATAACACGTTAAGAACTCATCCATGACTTACACTCCCTTAAAACTCATAGCCATTTTTAATTAAATTCCTATAATCACTATCAAAATATGGTGTAGCCATTCGATTATGCTTATTACCAGTCATTTCACATACATAATAACCACTTACACTAGGCTTATATCCAGAACTCTTAGCATACTCAGGGAATACTTGAAAACTAGATTGATAGATATCCCATACTTGACGTGCTACAGGTTTTTTAACAAATTTATTATGTTCAATTCTGACCCTAGGTCTAATCATAGGTTTATGCTTATGTTCAAACCAATTCACATCTGCATTAAAATAATCATAAGCACCCTCTGTAGAACGATGCTTATGTAATATTTGATGTATGTATAGGTTATCATTTACATTAAAGTATACAATACCCATACAACCTTTATATAGCGATTTATCACCTAATAAACTAGCAATCATCTCTTCAATAGTGATATATGCTTCATTATATGCACGTTTAGGGTGATTACCCTCCACAATACCAATCAACTGACCACTCTCGTATAACGGTCGAATATCATCTACTAAAGTATAAATCTGCTCACTACCACTACACCACTCTTCAAGTACATTACCTTTAGAGTTCTTAGTCGTAGTATTTGTACAATCACCACCTAGGATAACTTTACACCTATCTCCAAGAGATAACAAGAATTTAACAGTATCTTGTAAATATCTCCTATCATTTAAACCTTGATGTACATCGGATAATACAGCTAAAGCGGCTTTATCGCCATCTACCCTACATTTAATAATATGTTGCTCGTAGCTTTTAGTTAATTTATCTAATTGTCCCATTAAAATATATTCACTTTCTTTTTATCATAAAAATAGTAGTGATATCAATAGCTTCTATCTACTGACACCACTACTATATATAGATAATACGCTATTTGCCTACATTATAGCACATTATACTCTAAATGAATATACTTATTACTATTTTTAACCAATTTCTTTAATTGATTCTAATACACCATCTACAAATGTCAACTCACAAACTACATTATCTTCGCTTGTTAAAATAGCTACACATTTACCTTCTGCCTCAGCTAATATGTCTTGTGCAAAATTGTATGTTTTACCATTATAATTAAAAGAATTCATATCAATATACCTCACTTACTACTTAATCTTATAAGAAATCAAAAGAATCATCTATACTAGCAAAAGCACTCTCTACACTAGCTAGACCATCACCACCAAAACTACTATTCATACCATCCTCAGACATAAATACATAGGATTCACCATCTGCATACACAGTTACTGGGTCGTACATAGTCTGACCAGCACGATTTTTTAATATCTGTACTTGTGCTGACTTCCTAGCTTTTAAGTCCTCTGATGTATATGTAGTAAATACCCTAGCACTACCACGCTCTAACTCATTCGCATCTGCTAAACAAGTAATATCATATCTACCATCATTACGACTTGCTTTTTGCCAAGAACTACGATTGATTTGTGCTAATAGTATCATTGTTAATTGACGTACTTCCTCAGTACCATCTTCTTTAATTTCTTTCTTAAAGTTCTGTGCTAACCGTCTAAAGAAAGTAACATAACTATTAATCTGTGAGTTAGCATCATAAGTAACACCTTGACCACTAAATTTACACAACTGTATATAGTCTACAATAACGCAATCAAGTTTACCACCTAATTTATCATCTACTTTCTCTATAACACTAGAAATCTCACCAAAACTAAATGTCTTGAAATCAGATTCGTCTAGAATGATAACCTTACCACGTTTACGAGTATTGCCCTCATCATCGATGTAATCATTCTTTAAATCAGGCTCTACCTCGTTAAAGATAAAATCTTCCTCATCATCTGTCATAGTACCCCAACGCATCTTAGCATGTGATACAAAATTATACCTCTGAAACTTTGTATTATAACTATGACAAGCTAACAAGTTCCAATTAATATCTTCCTTAGGAGTCTCAAGAGATAAATAACACACATTATACCCCAACTCATATGCATTAAGATGTGCGATATTTAAAGAGAACGTAGTGTTATGTGTTACATACCCATTTAAACAATACGTAGGAGAACCATCAACAGTCAAATCATACATGTAACATTCAGATTCTTCTATATCAGTTACAGTATTCCATGTTAACTCAGAACCAAAGAACTCATAGATATCATCTTTAGAGATAGGAATATATTCTTTGTTACCTAAATCTTCATCATTCATTTCATGTAATTCTAAACGATGAGCCACATCACTATATGTATCTGCACCTACTACATTAATAAAATTATTTAATGAGTAAGAGCCTTTAATAAATAACTTACTATTTACAAAAACAGTAGAAATCCCTAATGCTGATAATAATCGACTTACAGAATATGCTTTCTTATCATTAAGAAAATACATAAATGTATTCCCACCTTTAATTACATACCCTATATGCCTAAATAGTTCGCTGATGAAAGCCTTCCAACAATTCAAACCTTCTGTAAATAAGTTATCATCAAAAGCTTCCTGTGTTCTAGCAATTACCTCTGCTTTATGTCCCCAATCTAACTCATCACCACGATGACCATCATGAGTATATTGTTTTAATGATTGTACAATTCTATCACCACATTTAATATTCTGTGCTTCAACCCATTCTAATCCTTCATCTGTTAACACACGAAATCTATGTACAGGTGATGTCTCAATAGGTATGCCACCAATATAAATGATATAAGACTTTTTTACACCTTCATCATGTACAGCTACTAACTCACGCATACCAAATTCTGATTGAACCAATAAGTCTTTAACACCACTCTTAAATAGATGATATACTTCTTTAATAGTTAATAAACCTTTATTAGTACGTACACGCTCTTTTTCTGATACACACTTATACTGCGATGTAAAACCAGCTATCGTAGTTACAGTCCCAGGACTCATACCACCAATCTTATCATCAATCTCTGGTATACCAGTTACTAAACCTACAGGACGTAACTTCTTATTATCATATTCTTGCTTAGAATCTATTTCAATATTGATATCCTTAGCTTTATTACGATTAGACAATGAAGTTAACTTAGTAAATTCTTGTGCAATATCATCTGTGATACCATCACTCTTTACCTTAGCATTTAATTCATCTAACCGATTAGCAATATATTTATTAACCCTCTTATCAATGAGATTAAAAATATATACCCTAAAGTCGTTGATACCAATCTCTTCTGCTACACGTAAATCATCCTCTACAGGATACTCACTAAACATTTTAATAAATAAGTCTAAGCTAGGAGTCTCACCACTAACCTCATATGATTTAATGATAAAATCCATGAACTTACGTTCTACATCACTTAACACACCATCTATCTTAAACTGCTTCTTATAATTATCTGCTTCTTCTTCAAAGATTCTAAGATAATCAACATAATAAGGGTCAGACTTAGATAAACATGAATATATTACATTTCTCATTTAACATACTCCCTATTAATATAAATCAGCTACATTAGAAGAAACCTCTGCTACTGTTTCAGTAGTTTTAGTAGTCCGTTTTCTAACTGCTTTCATAGCCTTAGTATCATTACTATTGAAGATAGATGGTATATCTTTATTCAAATCTACAATAACAAAACTATCGCCTGACTTAAATAGGTCATAAATAGCTTTATACCCATCTCTATCTAACATATCAGTCATGAACCCATGAAAGTATAGCCAATTTATTTTATTAGGTAACATACAACGATTAGTAATTACATTACCTACTACACTAGCATTACGTGTTGGAATCATTTCACGGTTGATATATACACATAATATCTTTTCCGTAATATCTTGTAACGAATACATTTTATCTTCATCCATTAGATGCGTGTTTTCACTACCACGATTACCCCAAAAGATATCATGTAACTGCATCATACTACAATAATAATATGATTGTAATGTATCAAACCGACTCATTAACGCTAAGAATAATTCACGATGTATATCCTGACCACCTATGAATAAAATATTCTTATTCATATCAATCGATGATAACTGTTTTGCTAGTTCATCAATACGTTTTCCATACGCAACTTTATCAGATTTAAACGTGTCTACATTGATTAAGTTCTTATAATGTAGGATAAAGTTCTTTGTATGAAAGTTCTTATCGTATATCACACGTCCATACTTATCCACTTCAATCTCCTTCTTAATAAAAAAGTATATGTATATTGAGTATTATACCACATATACAAATACTTTACACTATATTAAATAGTTATCTCACCATCTAACCCTACAGATGCAACAGGTACATCTTCATCTGCAGTATCTAAAATGGTAGACATTTCTTTCTCTTTAGATTGAATCACTTGTTTTTCCATTAATAGGAAATTAAGAATCTCAAAATTAACAATGCAATCGCTAATACGTTTTTTCATAATACCAGCATCTACTTCGCTAATATTATCAATTTTAGATAACAACTCTTTAGATACCTTAATACGCTCACCTAATGTATCAATTTGAGATTGTAACATACTAACATTTTCTTCCATATTTTCTACCCCTCTACATATACTATGTCTGTATTGACATTACCACTATACTTATTGCACATCAAAGGAAATACTGTCTTTTCTTTAGTATTATGTATATCCATAAAACCAAAACTACTCTGTCCTTTAACAATAATAAATTGTTTATCCTTATTGTTTTTAAATGATATGATATCACCTACAAACAATAATTTACTATTACAGTCTAACACATCTGTAGACTGACGTATAGTATTATAATCAATCTCTACACGTAGTACATTCGCATCTGCCTGTAATGTAGCCTCATTGACAAGTAATAAGTAATCCTTACGTACATCTTCAAAATGGCTATGCTTTTGTACATAGCCATAATAAAAACCCATATACTCTTTTGTAGCATCATCTTTATCTAATGCTTTAACTAGATGAGGTCTTGTAATCGATACGCAATCGATATGATGCTTATTTTTGTTGCAACAAGATTCCATTTCCTACCTCTAAGTACTTACCACTATTCACATAATAAATATCTTCAAAAGAATATACTGTATAGATAATACCATCATCTGTAGTTACCTTATAGATATTAAACACGATAGCATACAAGAAATTGAAATCTGTACGAATGCTATAAAAGATAAAGATGATAAATGCTACTATCAATATAGCACACATAGATGTACTCTCTACAGTTAAAAACCCCATTGGTAATACAATCTTGCCAATGAAATCTAATACATAAGGAAATACATTTGTATCCCTCTCTGCACCACATACTTCATAATGACTAGCATTTTTAAAATGCCAATTCTTTCTAATCTTAAATATAGTTACTAATAGATACCCTATCAATAACAAGAAACAAACTACTGCAGTTGGTATAAACATAATATATTAACCCCCCATATCTTATCTACCTCTTAAATGCATTAGCAATAATATTAACATAATCATTTAAGTTAGACTTAAATAACTCATTAGCCATATTAATATTGTCTGTAGTAATGTAGTTAGATGCAACAATAGCAATAAGCATCTCTTTACTAGGAATTAGAATCATGCATAGAAAACTAATAATAGATACAACTAATAGAGGATATTTAAACTTACTCGCAAAATTAATATCACTCTCTATCTCTAAATAAGATTTATTAATCTCAACGCTTTTACTACCCATAACCCCAGTATAAGAATCATACTTATTCAATACAAACTTTCTATCTAAAAGATACCAAACCCAAAAGAAATCAAAAATCATAATAAGTGGAAAAACTACATGATTAAATCCATCTATATTAACCAAGACTTGTAGCCAAAAAATAGTCCACGGACTAATGACAGGTTCCATAACTCAAACCACCCCTTTAATATCTCGTAATCTATAAAATGCATATAACTCAGCTATAGAATTGATAGCCACCATTCCAGCCTGTAATATAATAGCTGTATCTATACATAACCCACTACCTATAAGTACACCTATACCACCACCAACTAATGAACCAAATAAACAACACGACTTATTTAGACTATTGAAAGACGTTAAATCGTCTCCATGAATTGTATTGTTAATACTATCTAATAACATGACACCCCATATAGTGGCTAATGTACCATTTGAAATAGCAATGCCTATAAACCGAATAGTTGGGTCATCAACTGAAAATAATACAATGACTGCATAGATAACAGCATCCAACAACCCAACAATTGGTGCATACCTTTTAAACAATTTCCTAAATGAGTTTTTACTTAGAAAACTATTAATAGTTCCAGCTAAACCAGCGTCTAATATGTTAGCGATACTTAATGTACTAGCATTAACTAGACTCATAAAGTATATCTGTACTGTAGGTGTAGTAAATCCAAATACAATATTCTGCATAGTCGCAATTATAATGATAACAGCTTTAATCTTAGTCAACATTTTCTATCTTTACGTAATCGTTTAGGTGGTTCCTCAATATATGCCCAACAATTTAATTTATTAATTGACATATTAAATAAGAAATCATCACTCTCACTTAATACGGTTACTTCACCCACTTCATCTAGTTTACGCAATCTTCCAACATAATACTCATACTCATCATACTGTACTAAAATTAGCTTATCAAATAAAGGAAGAACTTTTGAAAAATCATTCCATTTTAACTTCATAGTAACTAACCCCCTATCTTTTTCATGAAATCTCTATCGTTACGCATTTTACGATAAAAATCTTCAGCTTCTTCACGTTCTATATTATCTTTTAATTTCTTACCAATCATATTGATATACACCAATACAACTAATACTATAAAAGCTACTACAATCATTGTTATATCTCCTTATATGATTAAAGCGGATATAAATCCGCATTAATCACAAATACATCAAGTAAAGAAAGAATAAACAAAATAATCAATACCAACTTGTACCATTTAGTAGGTGCATACCCTTTGGAATGTGCATATACAAGTACCAACAATAATACTACTAATAACATAATTGGTAAACCACTTAAACATCTTACTAATTCCATTTTCTTTCTCCTTTTGAAAAATAATATCTGTACCACCTATCTGGTACATATATAGTATAACATAATTGTAAAGTCTTGTAAAGTTAATAATATAAAAAGAGGTAGAATTTTCTACCCCTTTTCTCTATTTATCTACATATAATTCATCTGTATCTTGTAATAGATGCATGCATACGACTTTAAAGAATTCATCACAAGAAATCTTCTCACCACTATCTGTCACCATATAGTAATTATTATCTGCATCCCTACGAATATATTCTATCCCTAAATGCTGTAATACATCTGTTACACTCGTATTAATATTAGCCATGTACACCCCTACTCTAAGATAAATGATATAGTATTATAAATCGATACTATGACAATACACAGTATAGATAATATAATTGATGCCTTAGTGTATACCTTACAGAATATATCTAACTGATATGACCTACTAACACCTATCACTACTGATACTAACATAATGATAAATACATACAATGATACACCTAATATAGAATACACACCATATGCAAAATCTAGAATAGCGTTAATACCTTCCATATACATCACCTTAATCTATTAGATAATATAACAAAGGTAACTTATTAATATCACCCACATATGTAAAGAATCGATGTAGAGCCTTAGGAATACTTTCTTCCCTTACACTATCACTTGAATATGCATACAATTTATTTCCAACCATATCTAAGTAATCATACCCAAGAATCATATATTCTGTCGCTAATACCTTCGCTATATCTTTGACATTAACCTTTGAACTCATGTTCTGTAATGTAGCTAATACTATGTCTGTAGATTGAGTAGTATCTTCTGTTTCTACTTCATTATTAACTGTAGTATCTACATTACTACTTTTTTCTTCTTTCTTACGTACAGCATAATCTTTATACGCATACTCCATAAGAGTACTTAATCGATTCTTGATATGATGCATATCATCATGATTTGTATCATATAATTCATATGTCTTACCTACCCTATCAATAAGATGTAACATAGAATTTACATGAGTCTTAAACGTATACAAAGCCATCCTAGTATTAAACAACGCTAAATATTTATAAGCATCACTTTCAGATGCCAAGATATAATCATATACATTATCCCATTCTTTATCTTCTACATATACATCTCTAGTAGTGATATCACCATTATGATATGTTAATTTCAATGTAAAGAACCTATCATAGTTATTCATATCATGTACTAACTCAATATCCTCTACTTCATCATGTACACCATGCAACTGTTTAGTAATTCCATTCATAATAGTTAATAAACCCTTACGAGCAGAAAGTACATATTCTAGTGACCTAAACCCTGTCTTCTCACGTAATGTATCTAATGTATACATCCAAAAAGACGGTAACATTGAACCTTTACACATCAATACGTCATCTTCTTCACCACTAAAATATTCATTAGAAATAAAATCAAAAGACTGAGTCACAGAATAATCATAGAATACATAATCTTTAGGATGATACATTAACTCACTCATCATAACTAACATAGCAATACTATGTGTAAACCTTGTATGACAATACCATGTAGCACCTAATACTTTTAAGTAATCTAACATCTTAACAAGTATATTAGATATGACATACCCTCTAGCATCCATATCAGCATTAACGACAGGAGTATTATCTATATCAATATACTGGTCTAATGGTATAGTCATTTCACGATACCCACGATTGAATGTAAAGTCATTATCAACTATACATTCTACCATACCATCTAATGTCTCTTCATTAAGAGTAATCGCATGACATATCTGCTCTAAGAAAGAATATGTATGATTCCTTACTAGATGACGATGATAGTATATTACATACAAATTCATAGCCTGTGATATATGAGGATGCGTATCTTCATATGCATACCCTATGTTATCTAAGAACATCATATCGATATTACTAAACTTAGCATAGCCATCACCATACACATCACTTAGAATTCTATCCGTATGAGAAACCATAGCACTGACTATATCAAAGATTGTTACATCCTCTAATGAATGATTATTACGTGTACACATTTTAAGTGCATCTCGTAAACGATGAACTTTAGAATACGTATTATAATGTGAAATATCATTGAATCGTATACCTAAACTACCATCTACATCTCGTATGATATATGTATTTACTTCCTCAGCAAGTGATTCATCAAACATGAATTGATATTTAATCCGTGTACTTCTCTCACTATCAGATATATCTTGTAAACATTTAGTATACAATCCCTCTAAATGTTTACAACGATTAAGATGTAGTTTAGATGCCATATACATTAACTCTTCAATTGCATCGACTACTTCATGTACTGCTATCTCTTTCTTATCTGTAAACGCTACATACTTCATAATATCAAAAGACAACCTAATATCATCACCACGGTTATTGTACATATGAAATGGATAATGCCACTTATCCTCCTCACAATATCGTACACAACAATTTAGATAATCCCCATCTACAAAAAATGTATATGCGTCATAACACATTGATAGGAAATCTAGAAACCCTTTGAAACTATTTCCCTGTAGTAATTCATGTGTTGTGAAATTAGGACATAACTTAGCAAGAGTTTTATCAGTCATCGCCTTAGCACTGACTTCATATAAAGGATAAATAGCATGTGTTAATACATACTTTAATCTATTTAGTAACTTCCCTACCGTCATATCTGACTTTCCATCTAATGCCCCTAAAGCATCTAATACTTCCTCACTAAGTTTATAGTTATAAAAGTCACCATTGAAATCTATTCCACATGAATCAATAGAAGTAATGAGTAAATCATAACTTATGTTCTTAGCCTTAAATTTCATCTTATAGAATAAGTCTACACAGCTGACATAATCCTCAGCTGTGAAACGTATCTCTTGTACTGTGTAGTCCATAATCTAATCTCCTTTTATTATTTACACATAAACACGTAGTATGTTAATGGTAATAGTTCTACTTTATCAATATCATAGAATACACGTCGTAACGAATTAGGAATGTATTCTTGACGATTATCTTCATATGCATAGACTACTAAATTATCCCCATCACGCATCATGACATCATATCCACTATTAATGAACTCTAATGCTAAATCACGTGCTAATACTTTAGAAGAGTTAGTATCAGATAACATACTTAAATCACGACCACGTCTATAAGTATTACC